TTTCAGATTAGATAGTTCTCAAATAGTTAATCAATATATAGAAATTATCAACCAAATGAGGAATAATAATGGTCTTCCTTATACAATTAAATACATGAAGTGTGTTCGTTTACACATTACACGTTTTATTTGTGGAAGGCCATTAAAATTTAACTCATCTGGAGTTTCACTAGATAAAGATTATTTTCCTAAGAGATTCTTATACTTGAAACATCTTTGTGTTAATAATCCTAGAGTCGTGTTAACATTGTTAACATACACTAGGAGCATTATCCCACGGAAAAGTGAGAGTAATGCAAGAATCCTTAGTTTAAATACAATAACTGATCCTTACAAAGGGAAAAGTTATACGATTCCAAAATCATTTATTGAGAAATTTATAAATGATAATGGTCTATCTTTATCTAAACCAATATATTCTGATAATGATCACTATGTTTCTATTAAAGGTTCACCTAATGGTAAATCTTCATTAAATTCATATTGATCAATAGCATGCCATACAATGGAAAGTATGGAATTCCTTCGTTATTTATTAGGTGATTACTTTGAACGAATATCTGAGCATTACACTCAAATAGTTGTTTTCAATAAACACTTAATAAAGGAAGGAAAGAATATATTAGGGAAACTATCAGTTGTTCATGATCCTGAATTAAAAGAAAGAGTAATTGCAATGGTAGATTATACCACTCAATTCACTCTTAGACCTATTCACAATCAACTTCTTAATAATCTTAAGAAATTGGAATGTGATAGGACTTTTACTCAGGATCCATTTCACAACTGAAGTGATAATGGTCAGGACTTTCACTCGCTCGATCTATCAGCTGCTACAGATAGATTTCCCATTAAGTTACAACAAAAGTTTTTATCTTTATTATATAAAGATTATAACTTTGGTACTCAATGAAGGAATCTATTAGTATCACGCCCATATATGTTTGATTCTAAAGAATATTTCTATTCTGTAGGTCAACCTATGGGGGCGTATACTAGCTGAGCAGCCTTTACCATTACCCACCATCTCTTAGTTTCTTGAGCTGCACATTTATGTGGAGTTGAGAACTTTAGAGATTATATTATTCTTGGTGATGATATTGTGATAAAACACAATAAAATCGCTAGAAAATATACCACCTTGATGACAAGGTTGGGTGTTGATATATCTGAAAGCAAAACTCATGTATCAGTAGATACTTATGAGTTTGCCAAAAGATGGATCAGAAATGGAAAAGAGCTAAGCGGATTAAGTTTAAAAGGGATTCTCAATAATATTAAGAATACTCATCTTGTTTATATGAATATTTTTAATTATATATTGAGAAATCCACATTTAAGTGTAGATCTTCTTGGTTTAATGGGAACCATATATGGTGGTTTAAAAGTTGGTTCTAGATGTAAGTCTAGGAAAACAATTATTAAATCCTTATATGATTTCCACCATTCTATTAGACACTCATTTGGTTTATTAACATATGATGAACTTCGTTCATACATGTGTCGTAAATTCAATTTTGATGTGTTTAATATATGACATAGGAATTCAATCCCTTGAGCAATCAAGGCAATTCTTAGTCATGGAATGGTAGATCAAGCTGTGAACTTAGCCAGTAGTATTTCATCACAATACGGTTTGTTAGTATTAAACAACAAACTTAGTACTGAGATTATACATACTTGACCTCTTACCTATGGTTTTAAAAACCATATTGATAAGATGACAAGTATAATTTCAGATTTTAGTGATGGTGAAATATCACTATATGAAATTATTTCTGACTTAAGGCTTAATAACTTGGATGGAATATTAAAATCTAAGCTTAATGCTAAGGATTTAATATTCATGGACAAGTTATGAAGAAGTTCATTCCGCAAGTTCTCATCAACTTTATCTAAACAAATAAATAAACCTGATGATGAACCTGAGGAGACTCTTGAAAGTCATATATGAAGATTGGCAAGAACCAATCCATCTATGATTTACAAGACCAGCTTTATAGGTCTATATACTTGACAACATAAGTTATACAATGAGTTTAAATCACTCAAAGATAATTTATATCATTTCAATTTAAATAGACCAATGATTAATGAAAGAGAACAAACTTTACAAGACCGTATTATCAATGATACCATTGAATCAGTACGGGAAGGTAAAGTATTTAACTTTAATGACG